ACTTGTTTTTTAAGCATTGCCTGTTTCTTTTCCTTAGATGCGATCTGAGGATCTGGTTTTTTCTCAGGTGTTGGTGCTGGTTTTGCATTTGTTGCACCAGTTCCAGCAGCACTACCATACATTTCTTTTACATCATCTGGGAAAACCTTGATAAGTTTTTTGTTGTTGACACCTTCACCAGTGATTTTCTTCTCTTCCTTATCTTTCTTTTCAATCAGTTCAGCAAAACCATCTCTCCAAGAATATTCTTCTTTACGAGTTGCCATTGCTTTACCAATTGCCTTACGACGTTTCATTAGATACTTGTCAGTACCATCTTTCTTACCATCGTTATTGACATCACCATCTTCTTTACCAACTGGATCTAATCCACCACCACCTTTTGCCTTGGCAGTTTGTTTACCTTTGTATTTTTCTGATTTTGTAGGTGCACCATACTCTGTCATTTCAACTGAAGAAATGTTAGGGTTACTGCGAAGTTCAGCAATCTTTGAACGAGTTGCCATTCTAACATATGAATTACTTGTCTTTTTGTCAGTGACTCTTACCTTATATGACTTCTCTTCTTCGTTTATCTCTTCTCCTTCATGGGGGATTGTATTACCATCCTTATCTTTCTGATGATGCTCAACAAATACCTTATATAATGCAGTGGCAGCACTATCAGATACTAACTTACCAAGGTCTCTCTTATAGTCCTCTCCCATTAACATTTGTTTTGCTCTTGATTTCACTGCTGGTGGTGCAGGAGACTTAGCAAGTTGTGACATATAAGCTTTCTGAACCTGTGCAGGATCTAACTTTCCACCACTCTTCTGAGCCATAGATTGCTTCGTTTTATATCTTACATCATAAGCAAGTTGTCTTGCCTGTTTTTCAACTTTTTCCTTCGCTCCTGTTGGAGCAGCAGCCACTGGTTTGTCCATCAATTTATTGTTTTGATTTTTTCCTATATTTATTTAGGAAATGTTTTCCGTAGGCACTTCCTTTCACCATAGTTTCGACGTATTTACGGTGTGCATCAGTGCCAACTAATCTCTGATCTGCTGGAACTCCTGACACATCTGTGAGTGTATCATATGATTCTTTTTGAGTTTCTGATACATCTTTTATCCATGATTTAAACATATGATTATCTTCTGTTACCCATATCAAATGATTCGCACCACGACGAATGATACGTCCGACTAATCCCGTATTTAAGTTTTCAACTAATTGACCAATCTGATATATTTTCTCATCAATGTAATTTTCACGTAGTCCTTCCCAATCAAACTTAGGTGCGATTTGCCAGAGGTTCCAACCCTCTTTGATATTCATTGCTTTTCTTATATTCTTGTATAATTCTTCTGCTGCTTTCTTCTCCATTGAAGACGGAATACCTTTCATGAAAGATTTAAGATCACCCTCTGCCGCTGCCTTTCTCTGTTTTGATGCAGACATTCCTGTAACATCATCAGCATCAGGATCACGATCACCTGCTGATACGACTTCTACTTTATCAAACTTATATAACTTTCCATTATAGGTATTGACCAATTTATCAAATTCTTTCTGACGATCTGCACCACCAACGACTCTTACACCTGAGTATCCATCGTTATGTGCCTTTTTTAATACGTCAAAGATGGTTCTGTTCGCAGGATCATTGACAATTTTTTCACTGTGCTTTGGAAACATTTGTCTCATGACACCAATCTTACTATCAGCATCTAATGGATTCTTCTTAGCATCTTGCGATCTTGATGGCACAATAATATAATCATTGTCATCTGATGACTTTGCAACTTGATTTAATAATTTCTCATGTCCTGTTGTAGGAGGATTGAATCTACCAAATGCAACAGTCAATGTTCCTTTTGTTTTCTCGACTTCTGGTGGTGCTTCTGGTAACTTAGCAACTGGTTCTTGTGCAGGTTGTTGTGCTCCTGCTGGTTTCATACCAGATAAACTCTTTTCTTTCTCTGTTGATGGTGGATCTTGTTCACCAACTTTCTGTCTTTTGTTAAAGAATTTTAATGATCCTTTCTCTGTCTTTGCAACAAACTCACCCTTTTTATCGTACCATCCTCCATGACCATCACTAGTCAACCCCATACGAGTTGCCTGTTGGACTGCTGTGGATTCAAGAAATTTAAAAAAAGATTTCATTTGGATAATTTTAAAGTTATCTCTTTTTCGTTTTGAATTAAGTGACTAAGAGTATTATTTCTCATAGTGATATACCTATTTATCATCTTTTTAGATTTTATCTTCTTAATCTCTTTCTCAAATTTGGTATAGCAATGATATAAGAACTCACGATATCTTCTACCTTTGTTCTTTTCATCGGAGTCATATGATCTTATTAGATCATCTATATTAAAAGATTTTGACATGTATACCTCCAACAAAATCTGCTCTCAATGCATTAGTTGTTTGGTTCAATCCAGCAGCACCAATTATATCTCTTTCCTCTTTATTTAATCCTTTAAATACACCAATAGATGAAGCTGCATTATATAAGTTTTGTATCACTCTTCTTTTTATAGTTTCATTTGGTATCTGTCCAATAGCAATACCTATCTCACCAGAGTTTATTTTAAGTTGAATTCCCTTTGGATCTCTACCAAATCTATCAGTAAAAAATTGTGGCATAAGATCACCTGTAATTGTCTCCCATATATCACCCAAGTATGAAAGTGCTAAACTCTTATTATCTTCATCTATTGGAACTCTATCTGTCAAAAAATAATCATCTCTTTTTACTGCATAAGTAGTATCTACAAAAGGTTTTTTTATTTCATTTAATTTATCAATCCCTTGTCTTGATGTTTTTGATATAATATCAGTTAATGAACTTTTACCAATCGAACCATGTTTTGCAGTTGGTCGATTTGCCATAGGTCTACTTTGTTCATATTCAACTTCTAATTGTTGTTTGTTAACATTGTACTTAATTCTAATATGTTTTTCAGATCCTTTTACAGGAGTTCCATTTAATGTTTGCATACGATCTTGCGACTGCATCATATTTCTTGCAGGGTTGTTCAATCTTATTGTTCTAACTGTAAAATTAATTTTTACATCTTTGTTTTTTTCTGTAAATTCGATGATAGGAGGATTCGTTTGATCTGATATATCTAATTGTTCTACAAAATATTTACTATTCATTAAAGTAAAATGTGGTGCAGCTGGATTAATTTTCTTCAACGAAACAGGTATAATAGAATTATCATCATATTTTTTTTGTAAAAAATTATTGATTGCATTAATATTATATACTTCTGATCTTTGCACTTTTTGATTAAAACTAGATAAGTCTCTAACACCCGATGCTGTCATAATCCAAATATCAGCAGGATTCCATTTATCAGGACCTACTGCATTTGCAAGTGTGGGTGATAAAGAAAAGACTCGATATGGATTAAATTTTACAGATGAAAATGATTTACGACCTGGCGCAAAAAATCTATCATTGTATATTACTGCATTTTTTGGTATCTTTACATTCTTCAATAAAGTTTTTGCAACCACATTTGCTTGCTCTAACCAATTGTACTTACTTATACTACCACCTAAACTTTGCATACCATAGATGGCAAGATTATCTCTTATCTCAGATTTAGATAATGCTTCACTGCTAGGTTGCACTATCTTTTTACTTAGTAAGTTATATGTTTTATTATTTAATTTACCAGTATTTGGATCTATAAAATCATCTCTTTCTAAATCCTTTGCCTTTAATATTCGATATGCAATGCAATATGTTGCAATCAATTCACTGTATAAGGTGGTATCTAATTTTTTCTCTGCGCTACTACCATCATCAAATTGACCACCAAACTCAGGTGTTTTTGCTAATGTTCCAAGTGCTTTTGTTTTATTACCTACTTTAATTTTAACCTGTGATGCAGCGATCTTTCTCGAACCCATTGCTTCAAGCAATTCAGCAGGTATTGATTTTAAATTATATTTGTCAGATCCAAATATTACCTCAGATATTTTTTCTTTCGACCCATCAGTAAAGGTAAAATTTTCTTCGTCATAAAATTTGCGAACAAAAGTTCCCACACGAGGACCTCGTTTTCTTAACTCTTGCAGTGTTAAACTCATTTCAAATTACTTTTTGAAATATTTATTTATTATGTCAATCTGATCTTGGTACTTAGCAATCATATCAAGTTCTCCTTCGATTGCTTCTACAATATTTGAGTGCTCTCCTATACCTACAGGATTCGCAAGATATACTTCAATGTTTGCTTTATGTTTAGCAATATCACCTTGTGCATGAGCAAGTAGTGCTTTGATTAATTGTTCCCTCATAGGTCTCCTTCCTTACGGTTTTCTGATTGGTAGACATTAAACTCTCCACCAGGATATCTCTTCTTCAATTTATCTACGTTTCCTTCTACGACTTCATCTAATGATACATCTAATGCCATACAAGCTTGCATTACGTACCACATAACGTCACCCAACTCAATAATAAGATGCTTTCGATTATGCTCATCCCAAGGTTTACCTTGGAAAACCATCTTCTTGACGATCTCCATAAACTCACCACCTTCAGCACTAATGCCAACAGCAGCAGTAAGAAGCCGCTCAATATTGGCACCCTTTCCATCAAGGGCACTAACACTCTCAATAAAGCATTGATAATCTTTACTGGGATGGGATGTGACACCATCCACGAATATAGCGTACTTAGAAAAGTCAATTTTTTTAGTCATATTAAGCAAGGAATTTTTGGTAGGTTCCAGTTAGGTTTTTTGACATCAATTTTGCTGGTGTCATATTAAGAGCGATATGACCACTAGGTTTTGTGATAATTCTATCTAGTGATACACATAATAATCTATATAAGACTTTTTGATAACCCTCATTACTTTCGTGTTGAACATATTCTTTCCAATATTCATTGAAATCACTTGTAAGTCTAGTTGTTGAAATTAAATTTAATTCGTTTAATAATAAATCTAAAAATATTTTTACTTCTTCTTCACATCCTGCATTTATACAAAGAGTTGCCCACGCACCAATAGTTCTTTTTTGTGCTGAAAAGGCATTAGTCTCAGAAAAGAATTCATTAGTTACTTTTTCTGCTGATATAATATAGTTTTTCCAAATATACCAATATTCAACAGCATTATTAATTGATAATTTAGGTCTATTACCTTTCCTTGCCATAAGGTCATTTAGAATAGCACTTTGTGATTTAAGAACAGTTTTATCTTTTCTGTATATTTCATCGTGGTAAGTTCTAGGTTTAGCACCTGCTCCTTTTGAAAATGCGTCTAACACAACACCAGTTACAATTACAACATCATATTCAGCAGTATCATCAGGATTTTTAGAGATATGAGTTAATCCATGTTGTTTTTCAGTAATATTTCCTTCAACGTTGAAACAACAACCATATCCATCAAACAACCATCCATGAGCTGCAACTGATTGATCTATTTTATTAACTTGAGCTGGTTTCAATTCACGATTATCATTATTGTGATATTTTAAAATGTACCTTGCCATAGGAGGTGTCATTTTTATAACAAATGCATCTCTCTTTGTTGTACAGGGATCGAATGGTAGAATTGATGATTTAGTTGGTTTCATTAAAATTTAAATTCTGCGAATGATTTTTTTGGTTTCTGTTTGAATTCATTATACTCTTCTTCCTTACCACTGTCAAGTATATCGTCCTGTGCTTTCTGTTCACAATCATATAATCTCATCTTTGCACGATCAACTCCAATCACAAACCTTTTGTATATGGTTGGATCGTTGTATCTGTTCTTTAATTGTTTAACCATGATTTGGTTTAACGCTTCCAGTTCCTCAGTAGATATAAGAGCAAACATAAGATCAGCAGTGGCTGGAAGACCAAAGGACTCACTTGTGTCAGTAAGATCGACATCACTACTACCATAGCCAGAGCGAGTCGTCTGAGTAGCGGAGATGATAGGTACATTAGCTTCAACTGCAAGACCACGGAGTTCTTCTGCAATTGCTTTGATATACGAGTAAGAATTGACATTGCCTAATTTGGAATAACGACTTGATGCACAGATGTTTAAGTAATCTATGAATATTATATCAGGTTTGAAAGATTTTTTCAACGATAGTTCATTTAACAATGCTTTGAAATGACCAGAGTGTGCTGATGCTGTTGGATACTCTTTGATGATTAGAGTTCCTTGTGTCTTCTTTGCAATACTGTCAACCTTTTTATCAAACATTGGTTTGGGAAGTTCAGTAATATTTTGTATGTTTACATTTAAAAGATTAGCATCAATTCTTTCTGCAATCTTTTCCTCAGCCATTTCAAGCGTGATGTATAATACGTTCTTTCCTTGGAGTAACACACTACTTGCGACATGACACATGAACAAAGACTTACCAACACCAGTGCCAGCAAGAGCAATGTTGAGTGTTTTATTTGGAACCCCACCCTTCGTAATCTTATTAAAGAAGTCGAGGTCGAATTGAATTCGTT